ACCGTGTCGGCGGCCTGGGTAAAGTCCGAATTCACGTGACAGTGGGTCGTGTGCCGGTTCGAGCCGGTGTACGCGTGGGTGGCGAAGTTGTGCCGACGATGCCAGATTCGGCCCTGGTAAATGATGTACCGTACCCACCACAGCGCACCCGATCGGGCGAGTGTCACCCACAGTTGCACGACCTGTTCCATCGTGACCCCGTGCGGGTCATGCAGGTCGGCGTCGAAGTCTCGGGCCCGTACCTCGTCGAGCTGGTCGCCGTCGCGATACTCCGGACGGCCGGTCCGGTCCGGGTTGTGGCTCGACGGGGAGCTCTGGTGGGCGGTGTCGCCGATCGCACCGTCCGACCGAGTGTCCCGCCCCGGAAACCGCCTGTTGAGCTGGTCTCGGGCCTCATCCAGGTTCGGTACTACTGTCCATGCCATTGGCGTTCACCTCCATGATTGGCCAGTCGGTCTGCTCGGGGTCGCTCCAGGGATCCGGGATCTGAATCCCGATGTGCTGTTCGGGCTTCTCGTCCGGGGCCGGGTGCGGAACGGTCATTTGCTCCTCCTTAGTGAATGTAGGTTGCGGTCAGGCGCAGATTTGTGGACGCCGCGATATCGCCGCCGGCGGCGCGGGCTTCCACAACCCCGTTGGACGCGTGGATGATGCCCGTGACGGTGTAATAGCCGTTATCGCCGGCCCACATGACCGACTGTCCGGTCGGCCCCCACCCTGCGGGCAGCGTTCCTAACTCGCGGTCCGGCAGATTCCCGGACCCGCTCAGATTGCCCGCGGTGTCGAAACTCAAATGCACGATGAGTACGCAGACTCCGGCCGTACGACGGATTTGGAAATTCAGTAGGGTTAAATCGCTGCCCACCGTAAAACCCGTGGTGACCTCCTCATAGTATCTGCCGTTTAGTCGGGTCGGCGTTAGCCAGTTCCCAGACGCGATTAGCTCAGGCATTTCTCCCCTCTCTCGTTAGAGCGGTGTGATCGCCGGTGTCCAGACCTGCACCTCCGTGCCGTCCGGCCACGCCCTACTCACCCCGTTGACGGCCCGCGCGGACAGAGTCACCGTCTGTGTGAGCCCGGTGCCGGTGATCCCGGTCGCGGTTACACGCTCCCCGCCGATCCGGAGATCCATCGGGAAATCCGCGGGATCCACGCTCCAGGCGCCGTTTTCGGCCGTAGATGTCAGAGTGAGTGACAGTGCGTCAGCATCGACGCCCGCGATGGTGGAGCCGTCCGCCGGAACGCGCTGCGGGCCGTCAGCCACGGCCACCGTGTACGGGCCTGCGGGCACGCACACCAGTCGCAGATCCCAGGCGTGCTGGGTGATGGTCTCGGTGTACCCCTCGGCGTGCTGGTCGATGCCGTCCGGTGGCAGCCATGCGGGCGGAGATCCGATCGTCAGCCGGTCCCCTACGTCCACCGCGGCGGCTGCGGTGATCAGCGCGGGTTTGCCCGCGTGGTCGAGCGCGGCCAGGTCGAGGCGGACGGTGGGGTAGCGGGTCTCATCCCATGTGCCTAGGTGGGTGCGCCATGACGCCTGGTCACGTAGCTGGGAGTCGGCCGGGACGTAGACCGTTACTCGGTGGTCGTATCGGCCGACACCATCTGGCGGCGCCGCTGTGGACAGCGGACCCGACGTCACCTCATACCGGTACGCCGACCCGCCGGACCGTAAGGCAGTAACGTCGTTGCGGACGTGCCGGTCGTCGTCGACGGGCTCCAGCGGCGGCGCGACCTCCCCGTCCGCGTCGTAGGTCAGGGCGACGGCGGCCGGCTGGTTGTACCGGGATCGCACGCTTCGGTAGGCCAGCCCCAGCACTGCACGCGGCTCGTACAGGATGCCCTGGTCGACGTCCTCGCATTGCCTGACCAGCTCTAGCAGGGTGCCTGTGGGTTGCGGGCCCATCGTGACGGTGTCGTCGGGGTCGCCCACGATATGGCAGGTGATGTCCTCCTCGTGACACAGCCGCTCGATTCGGCGGCCGGCTGTCTCGTCGGTGTGTCCCGTGATGGCCGGGGCGACGGTTGTCCAGGTGGCCGTGGATGGGGTCTGCCACACACCGATGTGGCCGAGCGCGGCCGTGCCATCCGCCCGGGGTCCGATGTGTAGACGGTGCGGCACCCCCGGCGCTCCGGCCGTGGTGGCCGTCATCCGGAGGGCACCGTCAATCCGCAGTGTGTAGGTGACGGTGCCGCCGCCGGCGTCGGCCGCCCCCACCTCCAGCCAGTGTGGCTCACCATCGCCGTAGTCGGTGAAATCGGTAAGAATATAGGTAAAACTGGATGAGTCATGTCCGTAGGTCACCGCTGCCACCAGCACGGACGACGACGACAGGTCCATCCGCAGTTCGTCGTAGATGCTGTCGCCGCCCACAGCGATGGACAGCACATCCCAGCCCGCCCCGCTGCCGAACTGCACCAGGAAACGGATAGCCCAATCGTCGCCCGACGCGACACCGGTAATCGGGCCAGCGAGACTGCTAGCTTCCCGTGAGAAGTCCGGTAGGGGCGACGAACCGGGCGACGCAACAGACGCCCAGGCGATCTCACCGGTAGCGGTAAGCGGAGTTCCGCCGACTAGCCCGGACGCGGCCTGGGTAGATCCGGAGCCGTCCTCGATCGGCCAGTACGCGACCGGAGCAGTCCCGGTGATTGCTCGCCGCATCGGCGACTTGAGCGGTGAGGCTCCCTGCCCGAGGCGACGCAAGATTCCCGACGCGGTGATGTCGACATACCGGTCAACCCCGGTCGCCGACCACTGCGGCGGCCACGACGACACCTCCCCATGGAACCGGTCGTAAAGGGTGTCGCCGGCGGGGCCAGCGGATACCCGCAGCGGAGTGTTGCGGCCAATCAGGCCGTAGTAGGCACCGGTCGGCCGCCGTGGCGAGTAGTCACCGGACGTGTCGTCCAGCCGCATCGATGCGGTCCCCCGGTCGACGCGGCGACCCTCGGCAGTTCGCCCCCGGGTGATCTTTACCGAGCCCCGCACATCTGCGGTGATGTCCACCCACCCTAACGCCCCGAGATGGATCTCTACCCGGAACTCGAACCGGGCGGGGGTGCTCATGCCTCACCGCCGAGGACGAACTGCACGTTTCCGCCCCGCACACTGATCGCCAGGCGTAGCACCTCCACCAACAGGTCATCCAGCCGCGCCCCGGCGGAGTCGATCACGAGTGTGACCACGCCCCCGCCGGACCGGCCCGGCGGCAATACCCGCTCACCCGCAAGCGCCATGATCGGCACCTGCGCGCCAGGCGATCCGGGGACCACACCACCGGTGTGGAACGTCGGCAGCCGCGGCGCCGAAACACCCCGGCCGCCGATACCCGGCACCCACCCGGGCACCGACCACGACAGCCGACCCACCGTGTTATTCCACGCCCGCGAAACGGCGTTGAACCCGGCCCGGAACGGGGCAGAAATAAGCCGCCCGACGCGAGAAAACGCATTGCCAATCTTCCTGGGAAGGCCAGTAACCCAGCCAACTGCGCTGCTGGAGAACCGTTTCACGGCCGCCCATCCCGCCTTCACCGGGTCACCGATTTTGCCCCACACCGCCCGCCACAGGTCCTGGAACCAGGTGGTTTTCTTGGCGATCAGGACGACCACGGCAACCAGGGCGGCAATGGCGATAACAACTAAGCTGATCGGGTTCGCGGTCATCGCAGCGTTGAGTAGCCACTGCGCCCCGGCCCAAATTTTCGAGCCGACTGCGGCGACCTTTTGTGCGGCGGCAGCGGCGAGGGTTCCGACCCGCGTAGCTCGCAGCCAACGCACACCGGACTTCATGGCCGGAATCAGGAAATTGTACAAACCGCTGGCCAAATCACCGATGGCGAAACCCATCAACAGTAGGGCCTCGAAACCAATACCGTCCTGGGCAACGCGCACGCCCTCCATACCGTCCTGAACACCCGTCAGAGTGTCCCGGAAACCCATCGCACGGGTATCTACATCGTCAGCGGCCTGGCCGACGCGATCGAAACCGTCCGCCGACTCCCGAACATCGCGATCCATACTCCGGGCGGCGGAACCAACCCGATCGAATGCGGATTCGAGCTGGGTCGAATCCCCGGCGAAGGTCATCGTCACTGTGTTGCCGGCCATCAGTCGACCTCCACCCCAGCCGACTTCGCGGCATCCAGTAGCGCCCGTTCGGTGATCCGCCGTACCTCATTACTCTTGGCGCTGTACCCGGCCCACAGGTACCGGCCTTCCCGGCGAAATGGGCGGCGCACAGATCGGCCACGCCCGACCCGCCCGCCGAAATCCAGCCACGGATAGTAGGGCACACGCGCGCCTCCGGCACGCACCCGTACCGCCCGCCCGGTTGACGCGACCCGCAGGGACCGAGCCGCCCGCCCGGACCGGCACGGCACCCGAGGACGCGCCCAATCCACCACCAGTGCGGCAGCGTCGTTCAGGCCCACCCGCAACGCCTTCGGCGCGCTGGCATCGAGCTTGCGAAGGTTGCGGGTGAACCGCGCGAGTCCGTCGATTTTGATCGGGTCAATCACCGTCCACTCCCTTCTGCCTTCAGCCGTTCCAGCTCTTGCCGCTGCGCTTTCCGTGCGTAGTAGACGCCCCATTGCACAAACTCGTAGTTGCTCATCTGCTCGCGCAGCTCGGCGACAGTACGGCCCAACTGCTGCGCGAGAAAGAATTCGAACTCAGTCTCCCGACTCGTCTCGAAAGGTGGACATCGCCTCCTTTGGCGATGTGTCGAGCATCCCGGCCATCTCCTGCACTTTATAGACGATCTCGTCCATCTCTCCGGCCGGAGAGGTCTTCTGCCATCGGCCTACCTCGGCCTCGGTCAACGGCGGGTCCACCATCGCGGCTGCCAGTATCTTTCTTTCCAGGGTCAGCACGCGGGGGCCGTCCAGATGCGCGTCGTCGGTGGCCTTGCGCAGCCCGATCACCTCCGCGCGGCTCAGGGTGCGTACCCGCACCGTTCCCACGCCGGGAATCGGCACGTCCGCCACATCGTTCAGACGCGGCCTCAGTAGAGCCTCTTTATCTACCATCTGTTCGGTGCCCATTGTTTCCTCCTTATGTCTGGGTGGAGTGGGTGACGTCGCCGGAATGCTGCAATTTGCAGGTCCACATCACGTAGTCGGCGACCGGATGCGTCTCTTTGTACTCGCCGACGATGACTTGGACGGTTCGCTCCGGCAGACCCGGACCAGAGCCTTCGGGTCGGTATACCAGTTCGGCGGTGGCGCCGATCAGCGGTTCAATCACCGCCCGGGGTCCCGTCGAGGCGGTGTTGTCGTACCGACCGGATAGGTCGCTGGAGCCGTCGCCCAATCCACCGGCATACACCTCGTTGTCGCTGCCGTAGGTGGTGAGCTTGCGGACATCGGTTGTCCGCGTCCAGTCTGAATCGTTTACGTACGTCGACAGGTCAAATCCGCCGAGCGATACGTAGGTGTGTTTGCTGTGCACTTCGGCCATGTCAGCTCAGCTCCTGCCGGTGATTTCGAGTGCGTACATATCCCCGGCACCGGTGTTGATCAATGCCGGCTCGGCTGTCTCCGGGTAGATCGGACCGGCCTGCAACGCGGCCACGAGCGCGTCGAAGTGCTGGTCCAGCCAGGTCGACGCTCCGCGCTCGTCCTGTGGCAGGAGCACGATCACGGTCCAGGTACGCCGCCAGATGAGGTCGGCCTGCCGGTCGAGGGTGGGCAGGGTCGGCCAGGCATCCCCAGGTCGGGGGGCGGTGGGCCGGTGAGGGTAGCCGTTGACGCCGGTAACGGTGGACAATGCCGCGGCGATAGCGGCTCTTTCGGTGGCGAGACTCATCAGCCAATCACCAGCCGTCGGTGAGGTGCCTCCAGGCGGCGGACCTCGGGGTCGCGGCCGGGTAGCAGCATCGCCCCCGCCTCGGCGTCGCCCTGGTGCACGGCGAGGGGGAGCTGCCGTAGCGCCAGGTTGCGCTGGACGCGCCGTAGCAGCGCTTGCCGTAGGTCCGCCGGATACGTCGCCCGGACTCGGCACACCGACCTTTGGGCGGCGGCTTCGGCGTCCAGGGCGTCCTGGATCTCGTCGTCGGTGTGGCTGGTGGAGCCGAGGTAGGCCACGACATCCGGGACAGCCGGCATACCCGTGCCGGCGGTGACCTCCAGGGCGTACGCCGCGAGGTCGGTCACGTCGTTACCGGTGGCGGCGCGGGCCACATGCCGGCCCGGCATGGTCGGCGTGTAGGTGGCCCGGTACCGGCCGACCGCCACGGTCTCCACTGTCGGGGTGGCGAAGCTGTCGTCGGGCAGGGTGACCGTGACGGTCGGCGCCGTATCGACGGCCGCGCCGTCGAGGTCGCGGACCTCCACCTCAATACGCCACTGCCCACCGACGGGCAGCAGTGTTGACGGCGGGGACACGGCGTGGATCGTCACGGGTTCACCTCAGCTTTCGGACTCGCGGACCCAGCCGCGGTCGGTGAGTACCCATCCGCCGGCGCGTCGGGTGTAGTCGCTGGTCTGCTCGGCGGAAGCCGCCTCAGGAGGGTTACCGGAGGGCGTGGGGTGGGCTGGCGCACTCTTGGGTTGCGCCAGCTTTCCCGGGGTCCGCTTCTGGCTGGCCACGGTCAGGCCCCTACGGTGTGTCGGACCGCGGCCACCCCAACGGGCCGGATGAGGCGGGTGGCGAAGTAGCCGAACAGTGCCAGTTCGATGTTCGCCGGGCCGGATTTCTCCTCGAACCGAAAGGTGAGCAGCGGGGACTCCCACGCCCACACGTCGGCGGAGTTGAAGATCAGTAGGTCTGCGTCTCCGGCGGCGTTGCCCGACATGGACCAGGTGGGCATGGCGGCCAGACCGTCGAGGAACCAGCCCTGCGTGACGGCGTTGCCGACGCCGTAGCCGTTCTGCGCGCCCACCGACGGCAGAAGCGGACGACCGTCGGCTCCGACGGCCGTCGCCATCGCCGAGGTGCCTTCCTGGCTGAGGTGCATCCGGTTCGGGGCGCCGAAGCGGCGGAACGGGTACAGCGCCAGCGCGGCCCGGGCGGCGGCGATCAGCGTGTCCCCGCCGAACGTGCCCGCGGCGGCGGATCCGCCGGTCGAGGTGGATACCTGCGCGCCGGATGGGACGAACCCGTCGGTGATGGTGCCGCCCTGCCCGTTGGCGCCGTTGAGTTCGGCGTAGACCTTCGCTTCGGTGTTCTGCGCGTATGCCTCCCGCATCGCTCCGAACGCGATGGCGTCGATGGCGGGGTTGCTGCTGTCGACGATTTCCCGGGTCAGCGTGAACTTCCCGGATATACCGGATGGGGTGACGGTCACGGTGCCGAGGGTCAGGTCACCGTCGGCCGGGTTGGTGCCCTCGACATGGTTGGAGGCGGCGCCGGTGGCCGAGGTGAAGCGGGGGATGGTGAACGGGGTCGCGTCGGTCAGGGCGCCTCGTGATACCGCCTCCACCAGGGGACGGCCCTGCAGTAGCTGCGAGACGTACAGGTCCGGTCGGTAGCCGGGTGGGATGATCGCCGAGTTCCCGGCAGTGTTCTCGGCGGCGAATGCCAGGTCGGGCCGGCGGGCGAACATCGTCATGATTTCCTGCTGCTGCTGGCCGAACTTGCGTAGCCGCTGCCGGGCGTCGTCGTTGCCTTCCACGCGGGCGTGCCAGGCGTCGCGTACCAGTGACGGGCCGCGGCCGGCGAAGCTGTACACGGGCGGTTCGGATACGACCTGGGCGCGGCCGGCGGGTACCGGGCGCTGCGCCTCGACGCCATGCTGCGGTAGCGGTAGGCGCTCGAACGCGGCGGTTACCGCGGCGGTTACCGCCTCGCCCTGGGCGGCGGCGAGGGTGGCGATCTGGTCGTCGGTCATCGCGTAGGTCTGGCTGGTTCCGACCGCCGTAGCGGCCTGGTCGGCGGTCGTGGTGGTCACGGTGTCTCCGTCTCGGGATGCTGCGACGCGCGTTACTCGCGCGTCGTCGAACGCGGGCATCGGCGTCAGCGCCACTGCCCGTAGGGATGCCTGGCGGGCCACACGCACGGATTCGTCTACCGGGTCCGGCTGCCAGGCATCACCGTCACCGTCGAAGTCGATCTCGATGGAGAAGCCGTCGTAGACGCCGTCCTCGGCGAGGGCGAGGGCTCGGTCGCCCTCGGCTCCCCGGGCGACCTTGAACGTGACGTCCAGGCCTGCCGAGGTCTGCTGGAGACGGACTGCGCGTCCGAGCGTCTGCAACCGGTCGTGATCGAGGTTCAGCTTCACCCGGCTCTCGCTGCCCCATTGCAGTGAGCCTTCCGGGAACGTCCAGCGCGCGAATCCGGACCGGGCGACCCGGCCCCACGGCACGGCCAGCCCGGAGATCGTGCGCTTGTCCGGGTCCACCCGGAACGACGCCGCGACCTCGGGATCGGCGAACGCGATCCGCGCTCCGGCCGCTCCGTCGAAGGCGTACCGGTTAACGAAGGGCTCATCCGACGACATCGCGGGTGTCTCCTGAGGCGGTGACGGTACGGGCGGCGGGTCGGCCACGGGCGGGACAGCGGGGGGCTGCTGGCCTGTGGACTTCCGTACCCGGTTGAGGGGGATGTCCTCCAGGTCGGCGATCCGCTCGTCGTCGTACGCGCCCACCTGGCGGCCGACCTTGTACGTCTCCATCCGCGTCTTCGTGTCCGGGCGCAGGAACCCACCGAAATCAATCCGGGCGGCGTAGCCGCGTGGGAGGACGTCACGCATCGACAGCCGGTCCTGCACCGCTGACACGTACGGGCCGAGGCTGGTGTTCAGCAGCGCCTGCCACCGCTGCTCCTGGTTGGCGTACGTGCGCGACGTGACCGACACTTGCAGGTCCTCAGCGTCGAGCCCCGTCGCCCGCGCGATCTCCAGCACGGCGTGCTGGCGCTGCGACGCCAACTGCAACTGCTCCGGGGACCACTGCATGGTGTGCGCGGTCAACGCGGCCGGCACATACCCCCACGCCCGCCTCGATCGTGCCGCCTCCCAGTCGTCGAGCATGTCGGCGATGTCCTCGTCGTCGGCTGGGTCTACGCCGTCGGCCGGCGAGAAATAGCCCAGCGGCAGCGGGTCCTTCGTGTACAGGGCGGCGGCCTGGTCCAGCAACAGACACGTACGGATCGCCCGCGCCGCGTGCACCAGCAGCGGCGGGTTCGGCGAGTCGAACCGGATCACCTCACGGTCACTGACCGGCACGCCGTCGATGAATACCTGCCCGTCCGGCGGGAACGGCTGATCTGGGCTGATCCGCGATTGGGAAGGCGTCGTGCCGCCGGCCGCCACGTGCACACTGTCGACCGGAACGTGCCGGGCCTCGACCGGGTAGCCGTGCCACCCGAACCGGGTCACCCGCCACCACGACACGCCCTCGAACAGCAGATCCTCCAGCGTCGCCGCGAACAGCACCGAATTGGCGAGATCCGGATCAACGTTGCCGCTGGGCAGGTAGGTGACATCGGTGACCACCCGCCGATCCGGTCCGTGCACCCGCACCGGCAGCGTCGCCAACGACCCGCAGATCAGATTCCGGGCCCGCAGAACCGCGGTCACCTGCAACGCCTCCCGGCGAGCGATACGCGGCGCCACACCATCGGCGACAGTCAGTCCGGTGATCTCACGTGGGGCGTCCAGGCTGAACGCGTACAGGGGCCGGCTCGGCGGGGGCGACTTCTTCGCCGGTTTCCGAAACGGCAGCCACTTCACATACGAACTCTAACACCGGAATCCTAGTTCGCCTATTTGGTCTGCTGCCGCTCCGGCCTCCCCCGCCGGCCACCCCCGACGACCACCCTCGGCTTCCCCGCCGGAACCGGAGCCGTACGCGCCAGATGCACCGCCCCCGCCACCGCATACACCGCGTCGACGTTGCCCTCCCCGGCCCGGCCGAACACCCACGCATCCCCGCGCGCCAACCGCTCCGCCGCCCCGATCTGCGCGTCCAACATCGCCTGCCCCGAATGCGCCAACGTGCCGGCGGTGATCTCCTTAGCTAGGCCCATGCACACGGCGGTCGTCTCCCCGCGGATCTCCGCTACGGCCACACCGCGCGGCGGCCAACCCCGCACACCGTCCTTACGACGGTCCGCCAACCGCGCCGCTACGGCTGCCGCCGGACCGGCTGGGAACCAGCCGAGCGTCGTCGGCCGAACCCGCTGCGCCCAGCCGGCGAGTTCCCGCTCCAGCCGGGACGCGGCGTCCGGGCCCGACCACTCATGCACCGTCTCCACCCGCACCCGACCATCGCCACACACCACCGCCACAGCGAGCGTCGCGTGACCACCATCCGGGGACAGATCCACACACGCCGCCAGGCGCTGCCGCTGCGCCACGTCCACCGACGCCGGATCCAGACACGCCACCCAGGCGTGCGGGTCGATCGCCGGGGCCAGCACCTTCACCCGGACGCACATCACCTCAGTTTTGAACTCGGTCAACGCCTCACCGCCGGTCTTGACCGCCCGGCGCGCATCGGCCAGCAGATCCTTACCCTTCTGGCCACGCCGGTTCATGTTCGGGTTGGCCTGCGCCAGCCCGGCCAGGTCGAGCGGGTCAGCGTGCGCCGGGGTCGACCACTCCGCCAGGAAAACGTCCGCGTCGGGGTCATGGGCAACAGCCTCCGTACCGTCGGGCAACTGCTCCACCAGGGCGTCACGAAGGTCGTTGAGCACGACACTGCGATCCGAACCAGCGTTCGACAGCAGCCACGCCTGAGCGCCCTCGATCGCGCCCATCGTGCGCACCGACGCGCCCCACGCGCTGTAATCGTGATGCTGGCGCAACTCATCAAGGATCAGCCGGTGCACCGACAGCGACCGCCCGCCCTCCTCGTTGCTCGCGTCAATGGCGTAGCTGGAACCCCACGGTTCACCGGCCTCGGTCTTGGCAGGTGCGAACATCTCGATCTCGCCGTTCGCCTCGCGATACCAGCGACGCCCCAACAACCTGTCGAGGTCAGCCGCTTCGATCAGCCGCCTCGACTTGAGCCACATCTTCTTCGCCATGTTGAGCTTCGTAGAGGTGGCGAGGATCTGCGGCACCCGCTCGACAAACATCCAGTACGGCACCAACACCACCGGAATTTCGGTCTTGCCGTTCTGCCGGCTCACCAGGATCAACCGGAACCGAAACCGCTCCCGCCCATCCGGTAGCAGCTCACCGGCGTGGATGACCGTCCACCGCTGCCACGGGTCGAAAGGGTGCCCGAGCACGTCCCGCGCGAACTCGTCCTGATCGAAACCAACCGACGACGCCGGCGTCAACGCACACCCGCACCCACACGGACCTGGTGGCCCCGACACCACCGGCGGCGTAAACAACCGCGGCACGGTGCTACCGAGCACGCTGCTCACGTCGCGCTCGGAGCTCATCGAGCTTGCCGACAACGGCACTGCCACCCTGGGCACCTCCCTTCGCTCCACGACCAGCAGCCGTCATACCCAGCGCCGACAAGCCAGCCAGCAGCTTCGGACCCAGATCCGACAGCACCTCCAGGTCGTCCTGGCGGGCATCGATCGCCGCCGCATACCGCCGGACCAACGCCGCACCCGCCCCGTCAGACGGCGGCAACGCCGCCTCACGCAACGCGGCAGCAACCGCCCGACTCAACGGCCCTTGACTGGCCACCGTGCACCTCCAGATGACTCGGGGAGAGAGAAAAAACATGGCGGCGGGTGTCGCAGGCACCCCCGGCCGGAAAAAACGGGCGGTCCGTCCTGCTCACCATCGGCTCACCGCCCGGTTCGGCGGATCAGTCGTCCTGCTCGGGTCTCCGATGTGCAGGTTGCAGGCCCGGCACGCGGCCACGATCCACCGCGGGTCGTCTCCGGTGACGGCGCGGCCGTGTGTGTGGTGGGCGTGTCCGGCGTTGGGCCCGCCTGGTAGGGCCAGCCTGGTGCAGGTGTGCGTACCGGTCACGCGGTCACACCAGCCGTCGGCGTGGGCCCTGCACCGGTACCCGTCGCGGGCAAGGACGTGGGCGCGGGTGCGCCTCCATGCGCTGGTGCTGCCACCGCGCCAGTTGCTACTCACGGGCGCTCCTCAGGTGGTGAGTAGGTCGGCGAGGGCGTGGGCGGCTTGGTGCGGGACGACGCCGTTGCCGAGGCAGCGCAGGGCCGGGTTGCGGGGTAGGTGGTTGGTGACCCATCCGGCGTCCAGTCCCATCAGCCACTCGACGAATGCCGCGTTGAGGCGGGGTTGGCCCTTGGTGCCTGGCTCTGTCGGTGCGGGTGCGGGCCGGCCGAGGACGTGCTCCCACCGCCGTATGGCGGAGGTGTAGACGCCGAAACGGCTGGGTTGGACGGCGGCGGGGAGCATCAGGTCCTCTGATGCCCTCCGGCCTGGGGTGCCGGTGTCCGAGGCACGCGGGGTCGGTAGCAGTGCCTGTTCCAGGCCGTCCTTGCCGCCGCGTTTCCAGTCGCGGGCGCGGGGTGTCGGCAGGCCAGGCGGCCATGGAGACGCGTTCGCGGCGGTGCGGGGCGCCGACCTCGGACGCGCGGACGCAGCTCCACTGCGCATCGAACCCGAGCGTGGCCAGGTCTCCGAGTACTCGTCCGAAGCCCAGGGAAAGGTGCCCTGCGACGTTTTCCAGCAGCACGATTCGGGGTCGTAGTACGCGAATGGCGTGGGCGATGTCATTCCAGATCCACCGTTCATCGGTCATGCCGGCTCGGCGGCCTGCCAGTGACAGGGGCTGGCATGGGTAGCCGGCGGTGAGCACGTCCACAGGCTCGACACGTGTCCAGTCGACGGTGGTGAGGTCGCCGAGGTTGGGCACATCGGGCCAGTGGTGGGCTAGGACGCGGGAGGCGTGGGGGTCGACCTCGGCGTGCCAGGCGTGGGTCAGGGGGCCGAGTACGGCGTCGGCGGCGAGGTCGAGTCCGCCGTAGCCGGTGCACAGGGAGCCGAGGCGCAGCGCGGTCATCGGCTGGTCCAGTCGTCGTCTGGTTCGCGCTCGGCTGGGTCGGTGACCCAGTCGAGGTCACCCCGCCCCGGATCGTCCGTGTCGGCGGCGAGGAGTTGTGTGGCGTATCGGGGTATCACGCATCCGCCGTTGTCCTGGCCGACGACGACCTTTTCAGCGTCGGGGACGAAGCCACCGGTCCATAGGCCCGCCTCGGGGTCCTCAGGGTCACTGTGGGCGGTCGGAACGGTGCCGCCTATCGGATCTCCCGCGCCGGGGTCTACGGGCGGCTGTGTGTGGCTCTCAGCGGGTGGCGCGGTGTCCTGCGTGCTGCCGGCGGCGGTGCTGTGGTCCGGGCAGAGCACCGTGAGGCCGCGGAGGCGTATCCAGCCGCGGTCCTGTGGGCCGACATCTGCGTGGTAGGTGCGCGGGCATCCCGGGTAGACGCAGTGGCGGATCAGGGTCCCCGCGTCGTGCGCGCTGCCGGCCGGGGAACCGGGGCGGGTGGTGTACCGCGCCCGCGCCCGGTCGATGCGCTCGACAGCATCGTCGAGGGCGGCGATCAGCTCCTGGGCGTCGCCGAGGGCGGCGCGGGCCTGGTCGCGTTCGGCGGCGAGCTGGTCAACAAACTGCGCGACCGAGCCGGGGTCGCTGTAGCCGGCCCGGTGAAGAGCGGCCGACACGTCGGCGAGCTCGTCGAGAGCGCGGTCGTACTCGCGGTGGATGGGTAGGCGGACGTGCACGTGGGTGACCATTGCGTCTCCTCAGGCGGCGGGGTTGGTGGTGGGTTGGGGTTGGCCGTAGCCGGCGGCGCGCAGGAGGCGCAGCATGGTCGCGCCGTCGCAGGTGACGTACCAGTCGGCGGGGTTGGTCTTGCCGCGGCGTTTGTGCCACACCACGGCCAGGTCGGCGTGGTCGTTGACGCGTTCGGTTTCGGCTTCGGCGAGCCAGGCGGCGAGGTCGGTGCGGGTGCAGTTTTTGACTTCGATGACGACGCCGATGACGCCGGCGATGTCGCCGCGGTCGTGGGTGGTTCCGGCGAGGCGTCGTTCTGCGTGGGGCCAGCCGTTGGCGCGTAGGTAGTCGACGATGGCGCGTTCGGCGGTGCTGCCTTTGATCTTGTTGGGGTTGGTCACGGCTGGTCCTTCCGGCGGCGGATGGCGGGTTGTTGGCGGCGGAGCCGGTTAAGCGCCTCGGCTTGACGGGCGGCGAGGTCGTCCAGGAGGGCTTCGGCGAGGGGCCCGACGGGCTCCGGATCGCCGTCGCGGACCGGGTTTTTGTTGATCTCCCCCCTCTCGGAGTCACGTTCTGGCCTCCCTAAAGGAAGGCCAGAAAACGTGACTTTCCGAGGGAGGGGCCGCGTGACTTCCTGTGCAGGCTCGTGTGACTTTCTGACCTGCATAAACTCGCTCGTTGTATCGACGCGTGACTTTCTCCGTGACTTTCGGTCAGACATCGATGCGTGACTTTCTCCGTGACTTTCTTCGGCACTTACCGTGCGTGGCTCGTTACTACTGGTGTTGGTCATCGGTGGTTCCCTCCTCACCCATCCACGACGCCGGAGCCACCGGAAACCACCTGTCCCCATGACCCCGACCGCCCTGCCCCTGAGCCCCAGCGCGCTCGCTCAACACGCCCTGCTTCACCAGCTCACGCAACTTCCGGCGGGCCTTCTCCACCTGCGCCCGACTCGGCTTTTCCGTCGAGAACTGACACCGCGCCGCCTCCATGGCCGACACACCGGTGCCCGCGCACCTACGGGCCAGCGCCAGCACGTCGGTGTCCTCGTCGTGGTAGACCTCCGACAACCCGGTCTCCCGGTTGTGGATGACCTTCAGCGGGCCGACCTCGTTCATGGGCTGCTTCAGATGCACCAGATCGACGACCGGGTCGCCCGGCTCACCCCACAGCAGCACCACCGATCCGGCGCCTGAGGTGAGCCACGTCGACCCGTAGATACCGTTGATGTTGTTCGGCTTGCCGCCGTCGATGCCGTTCTTCACGGTGTGATGCAGCTCCACCAGTTGCACACCCTCGGCGAGGGCAAGCTGCCGGGCCCGGTTGTAGCCGGCCCCGACCTCATCCTTGGACAGGCCAACCGTGGCGTCTTTCAGGCTGTCGACGAACACCACATCCGCGTCGTGCTGCCGGGCCAGCCGCAGCAGCACTTCCGGATCGGCGGCGAAGTCAGCCGGCGGCGGCCCAGACCAAAACCGCAGCATCTCGGCCAGGTAGCGGCGCCCCACCTCCTGCTCGGCGCCGACGAACATGCGGGCAAGGCTGCGGCGGGCCTGCTCGGGCCGGTCCATGGCCAGGTACAGCACCCGCCGGTCGCACGGCGTGACGGGGTAGCCGAGCACATCACCGCTGATACCGACGGCCGCGCGCAGCAACTGCCCGGCGACGGTGGTTTTCCCGACTCCCTGCGGTCCGGCGACCATCAACGCCTCACCACGCGCCCACAGGATGTCTTCTCCCGCGCCCCACAACACGGGAGGCGTTGCCGGCAGGTCGAGCAGGAAACTCGCCCCGTCGTGCACGCGGGCGGCGTCGTCGGCGTGGGCCTTATCGAGGGCGGACTGCTCCTCGCTGGCCCGTTGCTCGGCGAGCTTGCGCGCCCGTAGTCGCAGGTACTCCCGGTCGGTCTCCTCGGTCAAACGCTGACGGTCACGGGCGGCACGGGCCTGGGCGCGGTCCTGGTCCTCCTGCCGCTGCCACGCCTCATGCTCCGGTGTGCCCGCATCGAAGGGGTTCGGAATCGGCGCCAGGGTGTCCGTGCCCTCCCACAGGTCGACGCTCACGCGGCCACCCCGAGGTGCCGGACCGGGCGGCCGGTCTCCCAGTCCACCGGCCCGCCCGGGTGGATGCGGTAGGGGCGGCCCTCGCGGGCGGCGCGGGCGCGGGCGGCGGCGTCCATGTCGGCCAGCTCGGCGGCGACACGCTGCTCGTAGGTCGCCCTCAGGTGCGCCCGGTCGTCCCAGTTGCAGACGACCCGGGCCACCTCTTCGTCAACCCGGGTCGTCTGCCCGGCGAGGTAGGCCAGGTGCAGCAGGTAGGCGACCTCACCGCGGGTGTATGTGCGGCGTGTGGGGTCCTGCATGGCGTCGCAGACGTCGAGGGTGTCGGCGGCGGCCGGGGTGGTGCTGGTCATCAGTCCCCCAGGGGTTGATCGTGTGCGTGCCGGTTGGTGGTGCCCCGTCGCGCGCTCGATGCGCGATGCCGGCCTTGTCCCGGGCGGGGCGGGGTAGGCGGGGTTAGAAGGGCGGCGCGTCGTCGGCAGGCCATGCGCTGGCCGTCGGGGCCGGCTTACCGCTCGGGGCGGTGCTTCGCCCGGCTTTGGTGACCTTGGCGGTTGCGTAGCGCAGCGACAGGCCGATCTCGTCGACCTCCAGCTCGTAGACCGTGCGCTTCTCACCCTCGCGGGTCTCGTACGACCGCTGCCGCAGCCGACCGGACACGATCACGCGGGTACCGCGGGTCAGTGACTCGGCGACGTTCTCGGCGGCCTGCCGCCACACGTTGCAGGACAGGAACAGCGCCTCGCCGTCTTTCCACTCGCCGGACGGCTTGTCGAAGAACCGGGGCGTCGAGGCGATACGGAACTTGGCGACCGCTGTCCCGGAGGGAGTGAAACGAAGGTCGGGGTCGTCGGTGAGGTTGCCGACGATGGTGATGACGGTGTCGTTGCTCATGCCACGTCCTGGTCGTCGAAGGCGGGTTCGTCGGTGGGCTGAAGGGAGTCGATGACGCGGGCGGCTTCGTCGCTGGTGAGTTCGTTGGTGCTGGCGACCTGGCGGCCGACGACCGTGGAGATACCGGCGAGGCGCTTGTCCCGGTCGGTGATGCCGCGTTCGTTGAGTAGGGCGAAGATGCGCCGTTTCTGCGGTTCGGTGACCATCCGGGCCTCCGCCTTCACCTCCGCCTCCACCTCCGCCTCCAGCTCCGCCTCCAGCTCTGGCTCTGGCTCGTGGGGGTGGGTCGGCTCCGGCGTCGACTCGTCGAGCGACGGCTCCGGGGCTTGCGGGACAGCGCGGATGGGGCGCCGCTGGGCAGTGCGCTTCGCCGGGCGTGCCGCCGCCTCGACCGTGGGGGCAGGTGCGATGTCGTCGGCCAGTTCTTCGGAGGCGTAGGCGATGCCCGCGATGGCGTCAGACCCGACCCACCGGCATACCTCAGCCGTAGCGCGGGCAACGAGCATCGCGCCGGGCTGCTTCTTCCAGTTGTCCTTACCGAGCAGACCGAGGCTCTTCGCCCGGTCAAGGGTCCACAAAGAGCGCTGCCACTCGTCGTCACCTCGGCGGCGGCCGGCGACGACCGCCCGGGTCTCGGTGGACTCGACGACACGGACCTCGTGTCCCTGCGACTGGACGATGGCGCGCAAGATGAGAGCACGGGGCGCAGCGGTGCCCTGGATGATGTCGAAGGACCGCAGCGACGCCATCGGGGACAGGCCGACTTCCGCACCAGCGAGGATCGCGGCCGTGGCCTCTTCCGGCTTACCGCGGAACTGCTGCGGCACGAACGACGTGTGTACGAGGCTTTGGGACATCTGGTGGGCGGCACGGGCGGATTCGGCCCACACGGCGAGGCGGGTAAACGCCTCACCGGTGGCAGCGGCGGCGTTGTGCTGGTTGTTATGGACGGTGAGTTCGCTCATCGGGTTGCGTACTCCTTGGGCTGGATGGCCTCACCGATCCACGACTTGGCGTCGCGGGCTCGGCGGGCCACGTAGGCGATGTGCTGGAAGGTTCTGAACACCTGCTCGGAGGTGTCCAGCGGGATCACGTCGTAGCCGTCGGCGCGGAGCCACACCCCGTAGGAACCGGTGACACCGAGCTCGGCGACCGGCTTTTCCTGGCCGTCGGCGTCGAGGTACACCTCGGCGTGCTGGTATGCGGCAAGTTGCAGGGCGGTCTCGGGCCAGATACCGGAGGCGGAGGTCTTGTAGTCGAAGACAGCCCGAACCGGGGTGGCCTGGCCGGGTGGGACAGCCTCAGCGAACAGATCGGCCGTGCCCGCGTATCGCCACCGCCGGTGGGCGATGACGGCCTCGACAGCCAGCGGCTGAATCTGCCAGTCGTCGAGGAACCTCACGCACGCCTCGACGTGCCCGGCAAGGTCGTCGGGCACGTCGACCTGCTCACCAGTGGCCAGCTTCTCGGCCAGGGCGTGCACACGGGTGCCCTTCACCGCGGCCGTGTTGCGCTGCGTCCACGGGATTTCCTTCAGCGCGGCCACGATGCTGCTCCGGCCCATGCTGGCCATGGCGGCGATCTGGTCGAGGTTGTCCGCGACGTACTCGGCGACCGTGCGGGCCGACCAGTAGACGAGCGCGGGCTTGGGCAAGCCGTCCTTGATCAGGGTGGTAACCCCGTCAGCCTTCTGGCCGTCGATCTTGTACCAGTGTCCGCGACCGGCGTTGATGCGTTGGATGGTCACCTGTCGTCTCCCTTGATCAGTCGCAGCCGGCGTCCGCCGGGCTCACACCCGGGATGCCGGTCGAACACGTGCGGCGTGCCATCGGGCCCAGCCGTGGCGGTGGGATGCACCGGCCAGCGGCACCCGCCAGCACACGGCGCCCCACCGGTGATGGCGGCCTGGGTGGCGGCGGCGATGTTCGCCCACCTGCCGGTCATGACGCGTCCCCGTCCGGCAGCTCGGCGTACCGGTCGGCCAACGTCGGCCGCGGCCCGCTCGGGGCCGACGGCCGGATCGCTGCGGCCAGCTCGGTGAGTACGGCGTTGACGGCCCGGTCCGGGTCAATACCGTCCGCGCATCCGGCGCACGCCTCAGCGAGGGCCAGCCCCGCCCGCCAGTCCCGGCCCGGCTCGGTGAGCCAGTCGGCCAGCGTGTTGAGAATGAGGTCGGCCCGGCTCATGGCCTCGGC